CCTATTACTTTATATTGCTGGTTTGCTGCAAGTAACCCTTGAGCTGTGGCATTACCTGCTGAGAGATAAGAGTTAGCTATAGTATCGCCAAGATTTGCAGTAAGGCCTCCCGCAGTGTTACCTAGATTCATAAATCCTTGAGTTTGATTGGAAGCCGCACTTTGGCCTGCTCCGGCTAGAGCTGCTAGCTGAGATATACGCTGGCCATAAGCATTAGAAGCTAAACTATGACTACACCAGTTTTGCCGCGTGATTTATACCCTGTTACTTCGCCAAGTGGCTATAGTTATGCCTCCGCACAAGGCGTACACATGACTCAAGTCGAGGGCGGATTTAATCGCTATGCGTTAGACTTTGACCGAGGCACAAGGGTTTTTAATGTCGCGTTAGCGTGTACAGCAGGGCATTTACGAGTGTGGGAGTTGTTTTATTTACGCATCATTAAAAAAGGCGCGTTATCGTTTGAGATGCCACTTGATAGCGGTACAGGACTAGAGCAGCACGTTGTTAATATCATTCCTAACTCTGTTAATACCACAGAGACGGACGGCAATAATTTTGTAGTGACGTTTCAAGTCGAGGCCGAGTCTAAGATTTACGACTTTACCGAAGGTGGGGCAGCGGCAATAATTGCTATTTGGAATGCAGGTGGTGACGTGGGCGAGCTTTTAGACCGCCTTGCTTTGTTTACTCTTGAAGATACGTTGGTGCTAGTATGAGTTTAGATATTGAAGCAAGACTAAGAGAGTTTTTAGCAAGCGCACCACAAACAATTTACATGATTGAAGTTATCAGCATAGCGCACTCTGATTTAACACAAACCTATCATTTGTGGCGTGAGCCGAGCAATGGGGGTGTAGTAGATGAAGATGATAATGTGCTAAGTGTGCGCTCTACTAACTTTACAGTAGCATTGGCAGGTTCACCTGATAACCTAGACCAAAAATTCACAGTAAACATTGATACAACCGACCCTGAAAACCTACTAAGAAAAGAGTTAGACCGAATCCCTTTAGAAACCACCGAAAAAATACTACTTACTTATCGTGCCTATTTGTCAGATGATTTAACAGAGCCTCAAGCGGTGCAGGTATTGCAAGTGGAGTCTATAACCTATAATCGAGGTGTAGCCACACTATCAGCTATTGCGCCTAAGCTCAATGTTAATCGCACAGGTGAGCTTTATACGTTTGGTAGATTCCCGATGCTTAGAGGCTTTTTATGATTGAGCGATACATAGCAAAGCACTACGAATGGCCACCATGTTGGCAGTTAGTAGCAGACGTTTATATTAACGAGCTAGGCTTATCGCTTGATGATTACACACCTAAAACCGATTCAATGCGCGATGTTGCCAATGCGTTTAGGTTGGCTTTGCACAACAACAAACACGGCTTTACTAAGCAAGATGCAGCGTCAAGTTATGACGTTGTATTGTTAGGTAAAAATAAAAAGGTGACTCATTGCGGATTGTTTTATAATGATGGTGTGTTGCACAGCTTAAAAAATATGGTGATATGGCAGCCATTGGCACAGATTTCCGATGATTATGGGCTTATTGAGTATTATCGTTATGACTGTAAAAATTAGTATTTATGACCATGTTTTTAAAAATGCAGAACCTGAGATTGTCGAATACTCTAGCGTGGCCGAGTGGATACTAGACAATAAAAAAAGGCTAGTTAATTTTGCTGTGTTTAACGGGCAACCAAGTAATGAGACAGACATAACAAAAGATGTAAACGCGCTAATGAGTGATACGGGCGAGTATATTGTGCTGATTACACCTGCCGCGCCTGCCATCCAGTTTTTAACAAGGGTGGGTGCTTGGTTGTCTGCAAATTGGGGGGCGTTAACAATTGTTGGCTCACCTTTGTATATGCTTTACCAGTTATCAAATCTTGACACCCCAAAAAACCGCACACAACAAAGCGCAAATAACGCATTGGCAGGACGCACAAACGAGCCTAGAGTGCTACAACGTATAGAAGATATTTATGGCCAAGTGCGCTCATATCCTAGCTTATTGCAGCCTGTTTACTCAAAATACATCGATAATGTGCAGTATGAATACAGTTATATGTGCATTGGCCGTGGGTGGTACGCTGTTGAAGATGTAAAAGACGGTGAGACACTTTTAAGCGACATTACAGGCACTAAAGCAGAGTTTTACAATCCATTTACTTCGCCTAATAGCGGCAGTCCATTTTTAACGATTGGTGGCGCGATTGGTGAAGGTGTTAAAACTGTTAAAAAATCAAATAATGTAAACGGTGAAGTTTTACAAGCGCGCAATCAATTTGTATTAACATCTTCTGACAATGTGCAGTTTTTTAAAGCCGCAGATGTTAGCGCAACACATGATTATATTTTTGAGATTGCAGAAGATTTTTATAATAACGTTGAGGTTGGAAATGTAATCAGTGTTAGTGGTACAGGTACTTACGATGGCAGCTATACAATCGAAAGCAAAGGTATTAGCGGTGGCACAGTACGTTATCTTGAGCTGACAACAGCAACATGGCCAACGTCAAGAGTTACTCCTATTGCAGCTACGCTAACTATTACAACAGGCAATCCCGAATGGACAGATTGGGTAACGCTAAAAGATGCGGATATGACTCAAGTATGGGTGAATATCATTGCACAGCAAGGGTTATATTATCAAAACGGTGATGGGCGTTATAACTTAGCAGTTAGTTATGAAATACAATATCAGAGAGTCGTTAGCGGTACACCAACAGGCAGCGTTTATACAAATAGCGGAAGTTTGACAAGCAATAAACCCGACCAAGTTGCCAAAACTATCGAGATTACAACAGGTTGGACGGGGCCAACACGGGTTAGAGTAAGGCGTTCAAGTGACCACGATTTTGGGTTTAGCGGTAATATTGTTGATGAGATTAAATATGAGTCTTTAAGTGCAGTTACACTTATTACAGACAATGATTTTGGCAATGTAACGACTGTGCAAGTAGTGACTAAAGCTACTCAACGCGCATTATCATTAAAAGAGCGTAAATTTAACGCTTTAGTCACTCGCATGATACCAACGTACAACGGTACAACATGGAGCGGTGTCTTTGATACCGATGGCAGTATATTAAGCGGCACGATTGCGGCAACAACGTCTTTTGTTAATATACTCGCAGCGATTACCATAGACCCTTACGTTGGCAGACAACCTATCACAGCGATTGACCTTAATCAAATTTATGCGCGATACGGCGAGATAGGCTCTTATTTTGGTCTTGGCACAGAGCCGATGGCTTTTCATTACACGTTAGATAGCGACAATATCAGCTATGAAGAAACAATACGCATGATTGCTAATGCAGTATTTTGTATTGCATATCGTCAAAATGGCAAGATTAGATTCGCTTTTGATAAGCCACAAACAAGCAGCACAGCTCTATTCACACACAGAAACAAAAAGCCAAGCTCCGATGTAATTAGTCGTAGATTTACAGCAGATGCAGAATATGACGGCATTGAGCTAACATATAACGACAATGTAACAGACGCGCAAGAAGTGATTAAATTACCCCTAAGCGGCCTAGCAACAAACTATAAAAAGATTGAGCTTACAGGTGTTCGTCAATACGCTATGGCATACTTGAGAGCAGCTAGAGAATACAATAAATTAAAATATCAACGCATTAGCATCGAGACAGAAACAACCACGGATGGACGTTTGTTGTTGCCAAATCAGCGTATTGATATTGTCGATAATACGCGCTTTGATAGCCAAGACGGTGAAGTTATTGCACAAAGCGGCCTAACGCTCACTCTATCGCGTAATCTTGTTTTTGGTGTTGGTACGCATAGCATTTTATTGATGAAAAGAGACGGCTCGCTAGAATCTATCGGCTGCACAGCAGGAACAAACGCTAATCAAGTTGTTTTAGATACCACACCTAGCGAAGCGATAAACACAACGCATGGTGGAGCAAATGGCGTTAGAACAATTTTTAGCTTTGGTGCGGATAGTGTATCAAGTGCAAACAGTTATTTAGTTCAAGAAGTGAATATCTCTGACAAGTCATATGTTAAAGTAAGTGCTATTAACTATGATGCAAATTATTATAATGATGACTTGCTAACAGTACCAAACCGTGAGGACGTGTTATGACTCAAATTACAGTAGTAGATTTAAACAATGCAAAACTAGATGTTGATACGATTGCGAATATTGCAAATAGTACAGCAAATACAGTAACAGACAGATTAGGCGCAACAAGACGCACTATCTACTCGTTGTCTAATGAGTACCCTAACGCTAGTGCTAACGCGGCCGCCGCAGCATTAAGTAAGACAAACGCAGCCACTAGCGAAACAAACGCGCTCACATATAAAATAGCGAGCGAGGCCGCCCGTGATGCCGCAATTATCGGTTCGGGGGTTTACGCAACCGAGGCGGCAGGACGTGCAGCCGTAGCCGATGGTCAAGCGTTTAAGGTTCAAGGGTCAGGCGATGTTGCAGCGTATGAGTATCGGCGCACTAATTCAACAACATCTGTATTGATTGCGACATATCCAAGTTTGAACTCTGTAGGCGCATTAACAGACGCATACACGAAAGTTGCATCACGCAATTTGTATGACAAGGCAAATGCAGTTGATGGCATGTTGATGAACTATCCCACAGGGGTAAATTCGACGTATGTAAATGGTATGAGTTTAGGTTATTTCCCTGTTGTCGCAGGTAAAACCTATACGCTTTCAATGAGTGACCCATTAGGTTTTAATTCAGTACATGTTTTATATTGCCGAGATGTTAACGGCACTTTTTTGGGCATTGACCACACAGTAGGTGGCACTACTGGTATGGCAAGTCCTCCAACAAGTATTATATGGACGGGAAACTCTAAAGTAACATTCACCATTCCTAGTGGCTCTACAATTGCTTATGTCGGCACAATGACAAACTACAGCACGCATACTACTGATGACTTTAATCGGGTTGTAGGTACAGTCCAAGCCGAAGAAGGAGCAACTGCTACAGAATATCAACGCTATGCCAAATACGGCTTTATTGTCGCAAAAGACCCACAACCCGAAAGCGTGTTCGCTACAACGTCAGCAGGTCTAGCAGCAACAACAAGCGGCAAATACTTTAGCGTAATATCCGATGTAGCTGGCGAAGCTGACATACTGTATTTGAATAGTTCAGGCGTAGCAGTAGAGATAAATCGCACTCCAAGTTTCAACTCTGTAAGCGCATTAATAGACGCATACACGAAAGTTGCATTACGCAATTTGTATGACAAGGCAAATGCAGTTGATGGCATGTTGATGGATTATTCCACAGGGGTAAATTCGACGTATGTAAATGGTATGAGTTTAGGTTATTTCCCTGTTGTCGCAGGT